GGATCAGCAGCGGGTAGCGTATGGCTACTGCACCGCCACATCCACCGCCGCCTCGGTAGGCGTTGGCACCGACGTACAGGGCGCCGCTTGCACCGGCTCCGCAGCCTGTGACGTAGACAATGCCCGTGCCGCCCTGCGCCCACTCTGGGATCGCCACGCTGGCGTTAGATGAGGTGAAAATCTGGAGCTTGCGTCGCGGCTGATCGACGCCGATGACGGAACTCAGTGTTTTGGCCGCCATTACACGATCCTCATAAGGCTGGTGGTCTCTGCGACCAGATGCGCGGTCTGACCGTCCGCTATGGTGAGCGTGTCACTACTAGTTACCGTCGCCCCAGCGCCCTCGATGCTGTGTGTGGCGGGATCTACCGTCACATCGGCGCCACTCGCATGCACGACGATCTCATCGCCGGCCGTCAGAGACGCCGGCAGAGTCATCGTCACAGCGGCGGTCACGACGTAGCCGTTGCCGGCGGTCATCGTTGCGCCCGTGCCCGTGGTCGTCCAAGTCAGGCCGCCGCCGCTGGCTGCCACGGCTGCCCACGCGCCATCCAGGCGCGCGTACTGCGTGCCGTCGCTAGGGGCATCCGACAGCCCCGTGACGACGTAATCCAGCGATGTCCATGCTGTGCTGCCGTCGCCGATCTTGTGCTTGGCGGTGTCCGTCTCGTACCCGACTTCGCCCTCGGCAAGCGTCGGGTTCGCGCTGGTCCACGCGGCGGCGGTGCCTCGGCGGAACTGGATGATGACCGCCATCACGGCCCTCCGGCGTCGATGGTCATGCTGCCGCCGTAGACGGTGCTCGGCGTGCCGCCGTCGATGTTGTAGTCGGGGCCGGAACCGCCCACGTCATCCAGCATCGCCAGCGTGCCGCTCTTGTCGGGCAGCGTGGCAGTGCGCGCCGCGGTCAGCGCGCTGGCGTCGAGGTCGGCGCTGCCGATCTTGAGCGCACTGCGGCGGGTGCCGCGCAGGTTGCCGAGGTAGTGGTCGTCAGCAGCCATCGTCAGCTCGGGATCACGTAGGCGTAGATGATCCGGGCAGAGCCCACGCTGGCAGAGCCCGCGGAGTACGTGGCAATCACGTCCTCGGTCGTGCCGACACTAGCCACCGCGCTCACGTCGAACTCGTAGATGCCGGCCGTTGTCAGGTCGATGGCCGTGCTGGGCACGAACTTGCTGGTGTCGCCGGCGATGCCGATGCTCATGCTCGGCGTGCCGTCGAACGCGGTGTCGACGATGATGCGGCAGGTCAGGCTGACCGCATTGGCCGGCTTGGTGAACATCGCCACCGGGCTGCTGGCGCCGAACCCTACGGTCGTAGTGTCAAAGACAGGTTTGTCCGCGCCGCCGGCGATCGTCGCCCAGTACAGGTTCCCGCTGCCGTCAGACAACAGCGCCTGGGCCGGCGATCCGTCGTCCACCGGCAGCGTCAGAATGACGCTCCCCGTCATGCCGGTCGACGGCCGGCGCAGGGTGTAGAGCCAGTCGGCACCGGAACCGGCGGCGTCCTCGTTCAGCTCGATGTCGTCGCCGCTGGCGCTGAGCTTGCTCGCGACCAGGGCTGCGTCTGCGCTGTCTGCCTTGTTCCGCACCCGGAGCACGCCGGCCACGTTCTTGAGCCGCAGGGCGGTGCTGCTGATTCCGATCTGCAGCGCGCTGAGCGCGGTACCCAGCAGGTCGGAAATGATTCTGTTGGCCATGGCTTCAGTCCGGTATGAAGGTGAGGTAGATGAGGCCGGTACCGGCGGTCGATCCGTCGGGCGTTATGGTGATTCGCAGCGCCTCGCCGGCGGCCAGCTGCAGGTCAGCGGTCACTTCGTACTCGCCGGCAGTGGTCGGATCGCTGTCAGTCGCGGCCATCGCGGCGTCTGGAACCGCCAACGTGCCCAGCTGCAGCGTCGGCGCGGTACCGTTGAACGGCGTCGTGATGACCACTCGGGCGACGGTCACGGTGCCGGCAGCCGTCGGCGCGTAGACCGTCCCCGGCGCATCACCGTAGCTGAAGCTCACCGGCTGGACGGTGCCTCCTGGCGTGCCGGCGACCCCCGGAGGCCCCTGGACGCCCATGGCGCCGCCGGTCACGACACTAGTGGTCTTCTGCGAAACGACGGTGCTCGATCCGCCAGACACGGTCACCCGTGGCCGGTGGTCGTTGATGCGCTGGACAGTGCGCCGATCAAGCACGACGGTATTCGTCGGGCCGCCGACCTTCACCACGGCGCCAGTGCTGCCGATGACCACGCTGCTCATGGCGATGGCACCAGCACGCCGGCAGGCATAATCGCCGCGCGACCATTGGTGGCTGGGATTCGGTAGTCGTCGTCGCCGATCAGCACCAGCGCCATGTAGAGCTTGGTCTTCTCGTTCTCCGGGCTCAGGTTCCAGAGGTCGGCGACATCGGCGCGGATGGTGACCATTCCGTCGGTGCCGGTGTCGATCGACAGGGCCTCGGCGCTCGGCCAGTCGGGCGCTGTCCCGTGGAAGCTGGCGGTAGTCAGCTGCAGCACAGGCTCGACTGTTGCCAGCCCAGTGTCCGGGTCGCGCACAGGGCGATCGGCGTAGAACTCCAGCACCGCTGAGTAGCCGGTGATGTCGACAGGATCCTCGTTCTCGCCGAGCAGCTGAACCGTGTCCTCCCAGGTCACGCCCAGCTCGATGTCTGGCGACCAGTCGCCGGAAAGTCGGCCCATAGCTACAGGAACTCCGATCGGGTGCCACGCAAGGGCGAAACGCCCCAGAGGCGGATGGCTTCATGCGACGGCAGCGGGCCGAAGCGTTGGGTGAATCGGCGCTCTGCTTCGGCCGCGCGGTTCAGGTCGCGCGTTTCGGCATCGGCGAGCGAGTAGCAGCGATGCTCGACCCAGTCGTGCAGGTCTTCGTGCAGGTGCTCTGCGAAAGGAGGCTCGTCGGACGGGCGCTCGATGCGCTCGTTGTCCAGGGGCATTCGCCACACGATCATGCTCAGCGTTCCAGCCGCGTCGGGGACCGGATCGAGCCGGATCATCCCGTCTGCGAAGTCGACGATGATGTGCCGCGGCGGCGCGGTGTTGGTGTCTCCCCACCAGCCCGGCCGCACCTTGTTGTGGCGCTTGATCGTGGTCAGCCTCAGCGGGCCTTCGGTGTTGCTGATCTGGGCCTGCTTGATTGCGAGCACCTTGGGATGCAGGCGGTAGGCGGCCGTGCCCGCGGTGAGCGCGATCTGCGTCACCTTGGGCGTGGTGGCGTCCGTCAGCAGGCGCATGCGGCGCACGGCCTGGCTGACGGCGTCGTCGTAGTAGCCAAGCAGCACCTCGTCGCTCCACAGATACGGCACGACGGTGTCGTCGATCCGCGAGGAGCGGAGCTGCGAGATAAGCTGCCCGGCTCTCATCGGTTACTGGCCTTCGAGCTTGCGCAGGCGGGCCATGAGGATGTCGACCACGCTGGTGCGGGTGGTTTCATCCTCCTGCTCCAGTTGCAGCACGGCGCGAACCTGCTCCGCGTCCAGAGACTCGACCAAATCGCGAAGCTCGCGGACAGACAGCTTCTGCACGCCAGCCGCGTCGAAAGCGTCGCCGGCGGGCGGCTTGTCCTCGGGCTTGGCAGTCTGCTTCTCGCCCAGCGCCGGCGCAGTGGCGCCCGCTGCAGCGCGATCATCCTCGTGCAGCACCTTGAAGGTCCGGATGGTCAGGAAGTGGTCGATGTGCGCCGGGTTCTTCACGTCGGCCACATGCGGCGCGTCCTCGGCGGCCGAGCGCGGCTTGAAGTGGTAGACGCCCAGCGGAAGTCCGAGACGTTCCTTGGATCGTTCGTCGAACTCGACGACGGTGCCGCCTTTTCGGCGGATCAAGCACTGGATCAGCATTGCGGTTCTCCCTTGTGGAAAAGGAAAGGGCCGCACTGGGCGGCCCTTTCGGTGCTACTGCGCTACTTCAGCTGCTGGCTTACGCCAGCTCGTCGACCGCGTCATCCCAGGCGCGGTAGGCGAGGTTGAAGCTGATCTCGCCGGCCACGATCTCGGTGTGCATGTCCGCGGTGATGACCTTGATGTAGATCGGGGTCGGCTCGGTCGGATGCCCGACCACGTTGCTCAGGGTCCAGTCCTCGCCGAACAGCGCGCGGGCCGTCTCCGAGGCGCCGGTGCCAGCCAGGGCATCCGGGTCGCCAGCGGTGCCGATGGTGTAGTCGGACGCCGGGGTGCCGCCCTCGATCGCCGGGATCGTGGCCTGGGACAGCTGCGGGATCATCCGGCAGCCAGCCGGCACGATGCCGATCTGGATCAGGTCGTTCTGGTTGATGTCGTCCGAGTGGTAGTTGGCCGACAGGTCGTAGCGGAACAGCTGGTTGTGGACGATGCCAGCCTGGAAAGCGCCGTAGACGTTCTTCTCGTGCGCCGGGTTCTTGAGAGTTGCCATTGCGGTGTACCTCTTGAATGGGTGAAGTGGCGAGGGGCGGGTTTCCCCGCCCCGTCACGATCAGGCGTTCGGGTCGGCGGCGGCGGTGTCGACCGCGTACTGGCCGAAGTCAATGCCGTTGAACCGGGTCTTCTTGCGGCCGAGGATCGCGGACGACGAAATCAGGATCTCGTTGCCGTGGTCCTCCTGCTCCTCGTGCCACTCCATGCGCAGGCCGTTGCCGGGCGAACCGTAGGCGACCACGCCGGCCTGGCGCCCCATGAAGATCGCGCGGGCGGCCTCCACGTTGCTGCCGACGCCGTAGTCGTCGAACAGGATGGCGATCTCGTGCGAATGCAGGACCGTGTTGTTGTACATCCCGAGTCCGCCCTTGAACATCGGACCCTTGCGGGCCTCGGCGCCGGCGGCGGCCTTCTGGATGTCGAGCCACTGGCCGGTGTTGGTGTTCGTCCGCAGGTCGTACTCCTGGAAAGGGTGCATCAGCAGGCAATGGTGCTCCTCTCCGTCGATCTTGATCGGGCGGATGCGCGGGACGCCGCTGGTGCCGCCGCCCTGGGTCTTGGCCTTGGTCTGCAGGCGCTCGATGAGCGCGAGGCTCATCTTGTCGTCGGTGGCCAGATCAGCCTTGCCGGTCGCGTCGCCGCCGTAGACGATGCGCTCGGTGCTCGGCGCTTCCAGCGCGTTGCCAGCGAAGCCGGTGTAATCGAGGTCTTCGATGAACTCCGGATTGATACCGCGGGCGCCGGCCTGGTAGATCGAGGTCACCTCGTCGTTCCAGCGGCCCCACCACTCCGCCATGCGGGCGCGGGCGACCTGGCGCAGGTCGTGCAGGACGCGCTTGCGGGTCATGCGGCCACCGGCCGACACGCCGCAGCGGACTTGGTCGATCTTCACCTGGTCGGTGTAGAAGCGCAGGGCTTCTTCCTTGCCCTTGAGGCGCGCGTCGCCGTAGGTCGGCTTCTGGCGCAGGGCCATGTTGAGGTCGAAGCTGATGGTGTCGCCCGCGTCACGCTGGAGCTGGGTCAGCACCTGCAGCGGGGACATCGCGGTTTCGCCGCGGCCCTCGAAACGGTTGCTGAAATAGCCCTCGCGGGACTGGTCGACGAACAGCTGTGCGCTGAAACGCTTGACGGCTTTCGGGTCGTTGACGCCGATGATGCTCTGAGCCATGAGTGCAAATCCTCTGTCTGGATTCGGCACTCATGCGCCAAGCGATTGGTTGTCTGCTGCACTGATGCGCAGCGGTGTTGCGGGGTGATTATGCCCGCTTGAACAGCGGGGGTGCAATTCCGGGTGTTTTCGGGGCCTCGCGCGGATCGACCGCTTTGAGGTGTGAAACCGACTCGTTCGTCTCGATCCTGAGCCGGGCGCGCTGTCCCGACTTGTGCTCCATCGTGACGAGCGTATCCGCCCCGATGCGGATCACTTCACCGGGGCGGATGTCGATCAGCTTGGCCATTGCGGGTTAGGCGACCGCTCGCGGGTGATCGCGCAAGCCGCCCGGGGCTCCGGCCAAATACTCCTCGGCCTTGCTCGGGTTGCGCGCCAGCCAGTCCTCCAGCTGATCGGCCGGCAGGTCGTCGAGCTGTGCATCCTGGGCGTTGGGCGTGATCGAGCCCGCCTGCGGGATGCGGCCGGTGTCCATCGGGGGCGGCTCATCGGCGCGGCGGCCCTTGACCGCCTTGTCGATCTTCTCGCGCGTCTCCTGCGCGCTCGGAACCGGCACCCCGATCTCGTTGTAGACCTGGTCGCGGGCCTTGGCCAGCAGCGCGTCGTGCGTGATCGACGGATCCTGCTGGAAAATCTCTTGGATCGCGGTGTTGAACGCGGCATTGAGTGCGCGACCGGTGAGCCGGGCATTCGCCTGGTCCTGCAGGAACGCGGCGTAGGCGCCTTCCCACTGCTGCTGTACCGTCTGCTGGTCACGCTGCTGCAGGCGCTCGGCGACGCGGGTTTCCACCAGCGATTCGCTGCGCTCTCGCTCCAGCGTCAGACGGGCGTCGTAGAACTCGTCGCGGTCGATCTCGCCGTCCTCGTACTTCTGGCGCAGTGCGGCCTCCTCGGCGGCGAAGTCGCGCGCGGCCGGCTGCTGCTCGGGATCCGGCTGCGGGGGCTGCTGCTGCCGGCGCAGGGCCTCGGTAGCGGCATTGGCCGCGTCGGTCGCTGCCTTGGCGGTGGCGATCAGGACAGCGCGGTCATCATCCTGGTCGTCATCGTCGTCATCGGTGCCAGCCTGCTGCTGTGCGGCGGTGCGTGCTGCCTCGGCATCGGCCGCGGCCTGCTGGGCCTCATGGTCGCCGGCTTCAAGCTCGGCGCGCTCGGCCTCGGTCAGATCCTCGTGATCGAGGCGGTCATCGGTGTTCGGGTCGGACATGGTGTTCTCCCTGGTCTACTGTGAAGCGCCTTCCCACAGCCGGTCGGCTGCGGGGGCTAGGGGTTGCGCTGCGGCGACAATGCCGGCGGTGTCGAGCGCCTTGGTCTTGCCTTCGATGGTCTTGGCCCGGGCTTCGGCGCGCAGCTTCTCGGTGGCCGCGGCCTCCTTGCCGATGCGCACCTGCCGCTCCTGCAGTTCCAGCTGGGCGGCCTGGTCCTGCAGGGCCTGCTGTTGCTGCTGGGCGGCCTGCTGCGCCGGATCCGGCGGCGCGGGGTTCTGGCCGTTCATGGCGCGGATGCGCGCCACGATCTCCTCCTTGTTCGGGATGTCCATCAGGTCGACAGCAAGATCGAGCAGCTGCAGCCCAAGGTCTGGCGGCATCTTGGCGATCGTCTCCATCAGGGTTTCCGCCAGCGCCATGCGCACGGTTTCGCGGAAGTCCTGCTGGTCGACGATGAAGTCGGCCTGCCCTTTGGTCACGTCGTTCCGGAACATCACCTCGCCGGTGGCGGGGTCGATGTAGGGCTCGTTGACCGTCAGGAACTGGACATCCTTTTCGGGGCCGAGCACGCGGATCTTCTTCGGCAGCGTCATGTACTGCTCGATGAGCGACAGCTGCTTTTGCCCGGACAGCTGGATGAACAGCCGGTAGTTGTCGAACACCTCGGCAGTGGTGACAGCACCCTGCTGCTGCTTGGCGAGGATCGCCCGGCCGCTGGTGGCGTTCGTGTCCTGCCCCAGGTTCTCCCGGGTTACGCCGCTGCCCTCGTACACCTGCTGGCGGGCGTCTTCCATGAGGCGCAGATGCGCCTGGCCCACGTCGATGCTCGTCTCGATCTTGATCCGGTTGTTCTGCAGGGCGCCATCGCGCACGCGCATCTGCGCGTTGGGCCTGCTTGCCTGATCGAGAAAGTCGTCCTCGTCCGCCTCGTTGATCGCCCCTTCCTCGTACATGAGGCGATTGGTGGACATGGCGAACAGCGCCTTGGAACGGCGCTTGTTGTAGTCCTCCTGCGGGTCGCGCAGCTGGCGGACGATGCCGTAGGGCTGGCCGTCGCGGTGGCGGCGGTAGCACCAGATTGGGGTGTACGGGAACCGGTTGTGCTTGTAGGGGCTGGGCTTCAGGTCCAGCAGCGTGCCGAACCGGCCCGGGATCCACAGCGCGTACCAGATTTTGTCCGTGACCGCGTCGGTCAGCGACAGCACGCCGCGCTGCACCAGCTGAGCCACCTCGGCGTCATTGGCATCGAACAGCTTGCCGTCGTGCTCGTCGTAGCCGGCCATGCGGGCGCGGATGCGCTTGGTGACCAGTGGCCGGCGGAACCAGGTCACCACCAGCTGCACGCGCTGGCGGCCGGTGCGGTTGATGCCGGTGATGCCGGTGAACCGGAAGTGGCGCTGCTGGCGGTCGACGCTGTTGCCGACGGTGAAAGCAGCGGGCAGATCCCACTCGTCCTGCATGATCTCCAGATCGGAATCCATGTAGCCGACGGCCGCGGCCTTCAGCTGATCGGCGCGTTCCGGCCACAGCGACAGCGCGTAATCGAGGTCCATGAACTGCGACCGATGCAGGTATCGGCAGTCTGACAGGTCATTGGAGCGCGAGAAGGCATCCCACCAGATGGCCTTCCAGTCCGTGTGCCGCTGCGCCAGCTCGTCTTCGAGCGCGTCCGCGCGCACGAAGTCCTCCATCCAGCCGACCCCCACCTTGACCGCGTCGGCGAACGCTGCGCTGCGGTGCCAGGGCGTCTGGTTGGCGTCGCTGACGTACTTCAGCAGCTCGTGCTTGGCCTTGGCCGCTTCGCGATCCTCGTCTCCTCGCGGATGAACCTTGCTGTCGACCCGGGTGCGGCGCTCGGTGCCGATGATCCAGTCACAGGCCGGCTTGACCAGGTTGAACACCAGCGGGGCCTGCCCGCGCTCCAGCAGCGTGAATCGGTCCTCGTCGCTGTACTGGTCGCCGTCGTAGAAGTCGGCATCCAGAAGCTGCTCGCGCCGGTTTTCGGCCTGCAGGTCGCGGGCCTCGGTCCACCAGCATTCGATCTGCCGCAGGATGCCGATGTTCTCCTCGGTGTCCAGCGGGTGCTGCGGCGCCAGCTTTACCGTCTTGTCGGCGCCGTAGCGGCTGTCCGGGTCGTGCGCCGAGTCGCCGCGGACGTTCGTGATGTCGTCCATCAGCCGTTGAGCGCCTTGCCGTTCTGGAAGATGGTGATGCCGTCCTCGGCCAGGGCAGACAGCCACTGCTGCGAGGTGACCCACTTCGGCGGCTTGGCGTTCTTCAGGTCTTCGCCGAAGTCGAACAGGCAGTCGAGCACACGGAAGGCGTCATCCTTGGTCGTGTGCCCGCCGTACAGTTTCTCGCACATGGCGTAGGCCACCTGCTCGGCGTTCTTTTCGAGGATGACCCACAGGTCGCGCATCGGAAAGAACACGTGGCGCTGACGCGGGTTGTTGGCGTGGGCAATCAGCAGCGCCGGGCGCCGGCCGTTGCCGTCCTGGAAGTCCTTGGCGGTCAGGAACAGCAGCAGATCGCCCTTGCGGCCGATCCAGTTGGTGCTGGACGTGTCCATCTTCAGCGCGTGCAGCGTCGGGTTCAGCGCCGCGTCACGGTGCTGGGCGAGGCTGACACTGGGCAGGCTGCGCTGGCTCAGCTCGTGGCCGAGGGCACGCGGCAGGTAGAGCTGGGTCATGCGGTTCTCCATGAGGAATCGCGCCGGCGGCGGCGCGGTGGTTCTTTGTCTGGGTCGACAGGCTGGTCGCGGACGCTGCCGCGCAGCAGCTTCGGCGAGTAGTGCTGGCCGAACTGGCGGAAGGCGTCGGCGTAGTTGCTGAATGCGTCGTGCACCGGGCGATCGGTCCACGCTTCGATGGTGCTGTTCCACGCCTTGCGGTAGGCGTCGAGCGCGGCCAGGCCGTCGATGCAGTTTTCGCGGTCGAACCAGCACGTTGGGAACGCGGAGCGCGTCAGGCTGATGCCGTTGACGATGTTGTCGATCCGCGGCACCACCTCGAAACGGTGGCCCGGCAGCAGCCTGCGGAGCTTCTGCAGCGCCGATTCGCCGGTCTGCAGGTTCTTGTTCTCGGCGTCATGCGGCAGGTAGTGCGTGCCGTAGATGATGCCCTGCTCCTGCTGCACTTCCTGCAGCAGCGCGGCGTAGTGCTCCAGCGTTTCGCCACTGTTCTCGTAGGCGAAGGGGAAGCGGTTGCACTGCGCGGCGTACTGGTGGAACCAGATCGCCGTGGTGTCGTTCCAGCCCAGATCCCAGAAGGTGTTGACCGGGGCGTTCTTGAGCCAGGGCACGACACCGATGCGACCCTGCAGCCGCGCCTCGGCCATCTGCTTGATGTAGTAGGCGCCGGCGACCTTGTTGCCCTTCCACAGGCCCTTGAGCAGCGCGTCGCGCTCGTCCGGCGGCAGCAGCAGCATGCGCTCGCGGTAGCCGGTGCCGCGCAGGTGGACGTTCTCGGCCAGCTTGGCGGGGATGAAGGTGCGCGCGATCTTCTGCGGGACCAGGACGAACTCGCCCGTTTCCGGGTCCAGCACCTCGGCCTCGATGTCGGTGAGGATGCGAGTGCCCTCGCCCTCCTCGCCAATGCCCCAGTGCTTCATCACCCAGAGTTGGCCAGGGCCGTCCGGATTGGTCGTTGCCCGCATGTAGCAGGGCAGCGTGCGGTCGACGGTGCGGTTTCGGCTCTGCAGGTAGGTCCAGCAGGCCGGGCTCGCCCACTGCGTCAGCTCCTCGAAGCCGATGTAGTTGTAGGCGCGGCCCTTGTGATCGAACCTGTTCTTGTCGTGCTGCAGGTGCGACAGGTAGAGCTTCGCGCCAGCCGGCGTCTCGAAGTAGTGTTCGGAGCCGTTGTACTCGATGCCTTCGATGAACTCGGGCAGCAGCTCCTTGGCCCGGTCGATCAGGTCCGACAGATCCTTGTAGGTCCGCCTGAAGATGATGGCGCGGTGGTGCGGGTTGTTCGCCCCGTTGTGCTGCATGCACCACGAGTCGATGAGCATGGCGTCGGTCTTGCCACCGCCTGCCGCGCCGCCGTACAGCACCTCGTAGTCGTCGCAGGCCAGGAACTCGGACTGCTTGGGCGTTGGCTCCCAGGCGACTTCGAGCGGTTCGCTATCCATCCGCCTTGCGGACCATCGGCAGCACCATCGAAGCCGGCTGCTCCTTCGGCTTCTGGTCTTCTGCCTGCCCTGGTTGCGTGTCGTCGCGCTTGATCTTGGCCGGGACGATGACCGCCTTGGCCGGGCGGTGCTTGTTCTTGTCCTCGCGCTTGGCGAACAGTCCGATGTAGCGGCCCAGGTCCACCAGCGCCCCGCGCTTGTCGTACATTTTGACCTTGAGCACGCCGTTGGCCGACTTGGACACCTCTGCAATCGCGCGGGCGTCGTCATCGGCCAGCTGGTCGCTGTCCAGCAGCTCGACGTAGCTCTCGATGACGGTCGGCTCACCTTCTTCGGTCGGCGGCACGAATGTGCCCCATCGCATGATCTTGCGGATGTCACTGAAGCCGATGCGGGCAAGCTCCTTCAGCACCTTCTCGCCGGTGATCTCTGCCTTCTCGGCGCGCTGCTCAATCAGTTCGCGAATCTTCGCGATGACTTCCGGCTTCTCCAGCAGCTCGTAGGCGGTGTTCTTGGCCGTTCGCTTGGCGTATCCGGCGCGAATCGCTGCCTGCGTGCCGTTGAAGTCGATCAGGTATTCGCGGACGAACAGATCCTGCTTTGCCGATTTCAGCTCGGACCTGGTGTGTTTGTGCTGCGGCATGTTTCAGTCGGTGCAGATGACCGGCTCCCCGCCGGCTCCATGTTTGATGGCGATGTCCGCCAGCTTGGCGCGCAGGCTGCAGGCGTAGGCTTCCAGTGCCTCGATGCGATCGACCAGGGCCTCGCCGTTCAGGCGCTCGGGCGGCAGCTGGGGCTCTGCGGGCGGGTCGGTGAGGCTGGGCGACACCGGCACAGGAGTCAGGACCGGCACCTCGACCGTGCGCGTCTCGATCAGCGGGCGGGTCGGTGGGCAGGTCTGGCAGCCGGCCAGCAGTGCCGCGGCGGCGAGGGCGAGAAGGCGGATCACGGCGCTTCCTTGCGCAGCCGTGCCGCGACGGCGCGATGCCAGCCCGAACTGCCCACCATCAGTCCTGGGAACTTCTCGCGCACAGCCTGCTCCGCACGCTTTCGGCGCCGCTGCCCGGCCCAAGGGTCGCTTCCATACCAACAGCCAGGCATCACTCACCTCCCGAGGCCGCTTTGGCGGCAATGCTCGCGATACGGTTCAACCCCGCGCCCTCAGCCTCTGCTCGATGGCCAGCGGCACCAGCGCCTCGGCCCATGCCCTGGCGTCCGGGTCAGCGGCATAGATGCGCTCCCGCGCCCGGCGCTCTGCGTCAAGCATCCGCTGCAGACCGGAAGCGCGGGCCAGTGCCCGTTTCACGGCTTCGTCGCTGGCGCGCTGGCGAGCCTCGGCGTCTTCGCGGAAAGCGGCTAGTGCCTTGTCAAGGAACTCGATCGTCTGCAGGTTCTCAGCGTTGACCGCCGCGGCCTGCGCCTGGTCTTCGATGCGCGCGTCCTGCTCGGCCTTCAGCTGCGCGCTGACGTTGCCGACCTCCTCGACCTTGCCCAGGTACAGGCGGGTCATCATGCCGAGGGCTATCAGCAGCACTGCGCAGGCGCCGGCAGCGATGCCCATGGCCTTGAGGCTGAACGCTTGCGGGATCACGCCTGCCCCGATAGCTCGATGGGCACGCAGCGAAACACCACAGTGCGCGTCGGCGGCGGGGGGCTGAAGTCGGTTGCGCCCGGCCCGATCAGCCCGAGCGGCAGCGTGACCTCGATCTCCATGCGGCCATCACCAACGGCTCCCAGCTTCAGAGTGCCGACAGCAGGCTCATGCTCGACCGTGTGCGTGGGGAATCCTCGGCCATGGCTGTACGTCAGGCTGATACCGGCAGTGGGCTCGCCGTAGCCGGTCAGCCACAGCTGCTGGCCGGCCGGGTCGTGGCCGAAGAAAAACACCTGGCTGCCGAATCGGTTCGCGACGAACGCGAACCCGCACCCGTCGTGGTCGGGGTCATACCAGACGCCGTTGAGGCTCATGGCGTCGGATCCTCGAAATCACGCATTGATTGCTCAATGCTCAGCTGATCCCTCAGCCGGAAGCCCAGCAGGGGCCACACCTTGTTCAGCGCGTTCTGCCGCGCCACGCGCCGGCCGATGTCGGCGTCAAAGTTCTCGAGGCTGGCACATGCGCTTTCGCCAGTGACGGTGAATCCGTTGCGCAGGACCAGCACGCAGAACGTGAGCAGGCCGAGCGCGACCGGCTGCGCCTTGAGGATCTGAGTGCGGGCAGAGAGGCAGCCGCTCACGCCGTCCGAAGCCGTGAAATAGAACTCGTCCGCGATCTCCGCCTCCACGTCCGCCGGCCGCACGCGCGGCGCGTCGAGGCCGCGGGCCTCGATGTCTTTCTGTATGTCATCGCTCACTGCACTTCTCCCTTGGTGATGTTGTCGTGCTCGTCGCGGCGCAGCCACGGGAACACGTCGGCGAATAGCTCCTCGCGCGTCAGCGCGAACCAGAGCAGGCGGATCTTGTTAATCCGGTTGCTGGTGTCAGCCGGGCTGCGCTGGGGGCGCGCTACGTGCCAGATGACCAGAAGGCCGATCAACCCGGGCACCAGCAGCAGGCCGAGCAGGAACAAGGTCATGCCTCGAACCCATCGACGAACACGCACTGCTCCAGCGCCGGCGTCAGCTCCAGAACCAGCGGCGTGGTGACCTGGTAGCGCATGCTCTGCGCGCGGTACGCGGTGCCGGTCGCCGTGTAGAACACGCTCCAGCCGCGCACGCCGCAGGAAACGGGCTGCGGCGGGTTGATGATGGTCAGCGCGATCGAGCCGGGCACGATCAGCGTGCGGACCTGTGCCTTGCTCTCGCTGCAGCGGATCAGCAGCGCGCAGCCGAGGATCATCAGCATGATGATGACCACGGGCGCGGTGCCGTCGTGCTTGGGCGGCGGGCGCTCCGGGCGGGTCTCGTAGTGCGTCACACGCCACTCCGGCGCCGCGCGTCCCAGCGACCGTACAGCGCGATGCCGCTGGCAATGACGATGATCGCGCCCAGCGCCATGCTGATCCACGTGCCCGCCGGCACGCCGAGCAGCGCGGTCTGGGCGATCTGCGCGACCTGCTCCGGGCTGTCCTGGCCGATGTCGGCGACCGCAGCCAGGCCGGTTGCGGCCGTCGTGACGGTGCCGAGCGCGGTCTTGGTCAGCGGCAGCGGCTTCGGCGGCGCCGGCTGCGCGCCGCTGTCCCACTCGATGCCGCGGTGCAGGCCCTGGGCCACCAGCCAGTCGCGCACGTCGAAGGACGGGCACTCCTTGCGCTGGTCCAGGTCGCGGTGGCCGATCACCTTGGCGTCGGGGAACGAGCGCATCAGCTGCTCGACCAGCGTGCGCAGCGCGGCCCACTGCGATTCGCTGTAATTGGCCTCGGCGACCAGCTTGCCGGTCAGAGTGTCTTTGCGCACGCCGCCGGCCAGGCAGATTCCGAGGCTGTGGGCGTTGTGGCCCTGAGCATGCGCGCCGGCCGTCTGAATCGGGCGACCATTCTCGACCACGCCGCTGCGGCGAATCACGTAGTGGTAGCCGATCCCGGCGAACCCGCGCTGGCGATGCCAGCTGTCGATCGTGTCCGCGCCGATGTCCATGTCCGGCGTCGTGGCCGCGCAGTGGATCACGATGAGGTCGATGCGGCGCATGTCAGCGGTTCTCGCGCTGCTCAATGCGGTCGATGCGGCCTTCCAGGCGCTCCAGTCTCCGCGCCATTTCCGCTTGGTCACGCAGCGCAGTTGCGGCTGGGTACGCATTGGAACTGGCCTGCTTGAGGGCAGACACGGCCTCCTCGATCACAGCGGTGCGTTTGTCCACCAAAACGACCGTGTTTCCGATCCACATCACCACGCCGAGGACTATGGCCATGATGGCGCTTTGAAGGTGTCGCTCGACCATGGATCGCTCCGTACGTGCTGCATCGGCCATCGCTGGGCTCCTGTTTGGCACCCAGCGGGCGCAGTGAAAGAAAAATGCCGCCCGTCGCGCTGCCCTGAAATCAGCGCACGGGATTGGCGGGCGGTGGAGTAAAGAGGGGCGGCTGCCCGGAATGGCGAGCGAACGCACGCCCGCGACCGCGCGCCCGCGCCGAGGGAGAGCGGCGGCCGGGCAGCCGCTTGGGGTGCAGGCGGCCGGATGCCCAGCCCTTCATCGGCCGGCATCAGCCAGCCCGACCTGCAATAGGGTGCGTGCTACAGCGAAGCGATTCCCCGCGCGGATCCCCTGGCGCGTTGCGACTCAGCTATCACCTTGAACGGGTTGTCCGGGCATCGCGAGGTGCAGTCGCGGGATGGAGCCCGGAGGGGTCTTTGGGACGGTCCCCGGCGTGGCGTCACCGCCGGCCTGTTGGGGTTTAGCCTGCGATGTCCTGCAGGGCGATAGCACGCTGGCGCCGGTTTCCCGGGGCCGGAAACGGCGAAGCCCGACACGATGGCCGGGCTTCAGTGGCACCAAGTCCACACTTCCACAGACTACCCCCCAGCCTGCCCATTTTGCAACGGCTGGTCGCCGGGGGATGGGTGGATGCGGGCAAGGATGGTGAACGCCTGCCCCTGCAGCAGCGCATGCGCCCACCGGACGACGTAGGCCAACCGGCGGCGATACGTCTCGCGCGGCACCTGCAGCAGCTTGGCGCACTGGACATCGGACAGGCTGACGTGGCCGACGCCGCGGCACTCCTTGCACACGCCGATCTTC